TGCGAGCCGCGGAATCCAACGTGCAGCAGGACTCCAGAAAGTCGTCGATGCCGTCCTCCGTATCGACGATCAGGGCGTCTCCGGATATTCCGATGTTCCGGCAGAGATCAGCATAATCCAGTAGGATGCTTGCTCTGGTGGGACTGGCCGTGGCGTCGATCCGGCTTAGCTGGCAGGCCAGATTTAAAAGTTTAATGCGGTAGGGCTGGCGGATGTTCCTCCCGGCAGTCCGCACCTGCCTCCAGACGTCGGCGGGGATATCCGCGGGCGGGGGCGGCGGCGAATTAGGTTCATTTTCCTGTCTGGCAAGGGAGTATTTCCCCGTTTTCCGTAAAGTCGGCAGGACCTCATGGGTGATCCAGCGCCGGAAGGTTTTTGCTGCTGGTTTGTTGGAACGGAAAATGAGGGTGTAAAGGCCGGGTTCGGAAACTGTCCATATCTGGCGGTTTTGACCTGACATCAACAAAGTTGATATCAGCTTTTCGTCTTCATCCAAGCTTTCTATTGCCATCGTTACATTGTTGAGCTCTAAAATGGCACATACATCTTTCACGATAAACCAGGGAATTTTGTTTTCATCCATAATTACTCTAACTGGGCGCTCATCATAAATGAAAGGAATCATATTATTTTGTTCTTTTGTGTTCACGTGCTGTACCTCCATTAGTTTTGGATTTCGGGCAATAAAAAAGTCCGAGCTGTATCCACGCACCAATGGTAGCGCCCAGGACCTCGCGGTATCCCGGCAACTCGGACTCTTGGATATAAAAACTAAAAACCCCCTTTCGACGCCAATATCAGACGCCTTGAGGCCGGGGCAGCCCCACTGGTTATGGATGCCCTCAACGTGCCAGAATGACGGGGATTTGTCAAACATTTTCCGATGACTGATCACTATCCACTGTTTGTATTGGCCGTGTAACACAACTCTGATGCCATGGTCCGTCCCAATTCGGAGCAAATGCTGGAGGAATGATGACCGAGTAAGGAATTGCGTTCCGGTCTCTCTCTACCCATATTCCAGCCTCGATTATAGGTTCAGGCAGTGTAACATAGCCACGCCATCGCTGTGTAATGGAATCGCTATCACGGGCGATCGCATTAATCCAATCGGGCATTGCCGGCCAGTTCACTTCTAGCTTTTTCCCATCTTCCATAACATTTACGCTCCTTTCAAGAGTTCGGTTCTGAATATATTTATCAAGGTTTTCCTTGTGAGCACACCAACGGCCGCTGATTTTCGTTGCCGGAAATAAAGGATCCTTTATCAGCTGCTCATAAAAAGTATCCCGGGAAACCTTCATGTGAATTGCTATTTCCTCAGCAGTCCAGATAATCGTCTCGCTTTTCATTACACCTCCACACCCCGGCTGATAACCCGGCGAAAGTTAGTCTGTTTATTGTTATCTGAATTAGCCAACAGCCGCAGGCCTCCACCCGGGAATTCCATTTCCACGCAGGCCGCGGCCAGGACTTCGGCATCGAGGAGATGGTTCGGGCGTGAATGCTTATTCACCCAGTTTTCACGTCCCTTTTCATCCAGCTCCTTTTGTTCGGCGAGGATCTGGGCGGCGTAGTCCGTCCCGGTGTCGGCATGGAGAAAGGCACCGCCGGGGAGCGACCGTGTCTCTTCCTGGGAAGCAAGCTTCAGGCGGTAATGGAACTGGTCTTTCGCCTTTTGGGTATCGACTGACAGCACGCGCAGGACTTCGGGCAGCTTTTTCCCGGAAGGCGTGGAGAAAATGGCGTTGCCCACGGAAAGCATCCCCGCCAGCGGAGAACTGGAGCCCTTTGTCCCCCAGACCGTAGAGCCGCGCCGCATGTTCTTGATAAGCCAGAAATAAGTTTCTTCCGTCATCGTCATGTCTTCGAATTTCTTGCCGCCGCCGGTGTCGATGCAGGTCCGGAAGATCCTCATGCCGCGCTCGCCGCCGGCAACCGGATAAATGTTTGTAAAAACAAGCTTTTCTACTTCTTCCCAGGTGGCCAGAAACCCGTAATGGATCAACCAGCTGGTAAGATCAGGACCCCAGGCCCGGACGACAAACCAGAAACCGTTCTTCTGAACGTCTATGCCGCAGGTCAGGGCGATGGCCGCTTCCGGTACCGTCTGGGGCGGCAGATTCGTGCGAGCGGAAAGAATTTCATTTTCATCCTTGGAAATAATGATCATTTTCCATGGTTCCGCCAGCTGCTTATTATGAAAATCCTTAAACTTATTGATATCAGTCTGGCCACGGAGAAAAGCGGCCGCGATGGTTCCGAAGGATACGAAGGGAGATATCCAGGCCGGCAGATGAAACCCGATCTTTATGGGCTTTTTTGGCCTTAGGTACTCATTGAGCTCCATGCCTGATTTCCGATCACGCCACTTCCCACTTCGCACTGCCCGATCGCGGTCATAATCATTCCATTCGGCAAGGCACGACGGGCACTCATACCAGGCCAGCTTTTCCGCCTCGATTGTCTCGGGATCCAGAGAATGACATTTTCCATCCGGATCCGGTTCGGTCTGATGAGCCCATTTTATATTTCCGAAAATCATCCTGTGATGATGTCCGCAGGCGGGGCAGGATACATGATAATCGAATATGACCTGCGCTTCGGTTGTAAGGGCTTTCCAAATATTTCCGGTTTCGATTGTCGGTGTGCTGACCTTCCAGATTTTTCGGTTGTGGCGGTATGTGATCGTTCTGGCTTCACCAAGGGAAATCGGGTCAGACTCCCTTTTCCCGGCGGTATCGGGATATTTATCAACTTCATCAAAAAAGGCATACCGGATCGGCTTATTGGCTAGCCTAGCGGCCGATCGAGCCCAGGCGATATATATCGGCATATGCTGAAGCGATATTCTCAGATTGGAGCTGTCGTCCTCGGCGCCCGTCATATAGCGGCGCAGCCGAGGACTGGACTTGATCATCGGTTGCATACGGTCCTGGGAGTTTTCCCGACCGGTAAGTTCGTCGGGATAGATTCCCAGCACCGGGCCCGGATCGCGGTCGATGGCGTATCCGATACAGTTTAGGACTGCTTCACTTCCGCCGACTTGTGGCGCCTTGCAGATAATGACCGTCTGGACAGATTGGAAAAACGAGGCATCCATGATCCCAGCCAGATAGGGCGTGATATCGTTTTTCCATTTTCCCGGCAGGACGGACATGGTGACATATCGATGCTGTTCGCACCATTTAGAAACGGGAATCTTTTTCTGTTTACGGAGAATTCTCCGCAACGGCAGGGGAGGGCGGAATAGATGGCGTTTTTCTTCCTGATTTTCCCGCAAGAATGCCGGAAACCAGGGCGCCGTTCTTGGAATGTGGATAGTCTGGAG